TCATAGCCTCAACCAGCGCACCGTAGAGAAGTACTGTATCGAAGTTGTCGCCCAGCCATGTCTGTCCAGAGGCAACGGTTGTAATCGACTCGGGATAGTAGTAATAGTGCAATTCAACGTAGTACGCTGCATCAGGCGTTGGGCCGAGAATAATTGATAGCTCGTTTGTAATTGCTGAACTGACGATTGTTGGGCCAAACAAAGCGTAGTATTTTGGCTCGCCCGTAGAATTTGGAGTTGGGTACGCCTGACGGATAAAGTTTGCGTCCTTGTTGAGTAAATACTCAAACGTGCCAGTATCTAAATTTCCGCCAGTAACACCTGTTACCAAAGCCAACGAGTAAACAGCCAAGAAGTCGTCTGGTAGAGACACGTACTTGTTGTTGGCCGTTATCAATGAGTACTGATTCTTTCGGATCGACGGGAACTGCACCGAGTTGTAAATGCGCTGCTCGGCCTGCTCAATCAGAGTGTTAATCTGAGTTGTGCTGGACACGGTAGTGTTGTCCGCCAGATATGTAGCTGGGAACTGATTCTCCGTGTACGACTGAATAGCCGCTACAAGCTCGGTGTACGTCATGTTTTACGCCATTGGGCCACGAGCCATCAAGCCCTTGGTAGCTGCGCCTGTACCACGGATTTTGATGCCCGAGGTTTTGATTGGCTGCTCACCGGCAGACTTGCTAATAGCACCAATGCTCACGTTGTAGGTGTCCAATTTGCTATGGTTTGGCATCCTGCCCGGGGCAGCTTCCACAACGACGGATTTACCGGTCATGGTGTGTGGCTCAGCATAGACGCTGGCATCACCAACTTCTTTGCCGCCGATCTTTTTGCTGAATTTAGCCATGATCAACCTTTCCGACCAGATGACTTCTGGTTTGCTACTTTAGCCAAACCACGGCCCATCTTGAGCATGTCAGCGTTGGTCTTGCCGCCCGCACGCATTTTGGTCGGCTTTTGGCCGGGGTGCATATTTGCTTCGTGCTTTCGTACTGCTTTCTTTGCGTCCATTTTTCACTCCTTAAGTTGTTACAGGAAATTTATTTGCTTTTCTGCGGTTGTCCCATGCGGGAATTACTTGTAGATTATGCGGGACGTGAAGCCCAGAAACAAGCGCTCCGTGCAACGGTACTATGTGGTCTACATGCCACGAAAAACCTAACATTTTTGTGCGCTGCACTGCCAAGGCATGCGCCTCTTCCATAATCCAAAAGTCATCTACAGTCAGCCAAGACGGAGTGCGTTTTACTTTGGCGGCTCGGTGTTTACTTGCATGCGCTCGTAACTGGGGGCGATGTGTGTCGGCGTAATTTTTGTCGCAATTTTTTCTGGTTTCTGGGTTGGCAGTCCAAAATGCGTTTATACGGGCTTTCTCGCGTGCTCGGTACGCCTCATTTTGCGCCTGCTTGTGATACTTAGCTTTCATACTCTCCTTATGGCAAACTTTACACCACCAAAATAACCCGTCTTTTGCTGTAGGCTTTTTGTAAAAATCAGTTTTTGGTTTTTCTAGTTTACAGCAATTACAGGTTTTCATGCTACCCCCACCACAACTGTACCAATTTGTACGCCTAAAGCCAAGAGATTTGGCGTCAGCGCATCATCAAAAAACCTAGATCCACCCACTGGGTACCAGCCCCATTGTATGTTTCTACTTCCCTCACCTTGGTATCCATCTGCCAACAACCCAGAAGCCACGTAGCTACGGTCTGGTCTAGGATTCCTTAAAGCCTGCGGATCGTCTACCGGAAACTCACCAAGGTGTAACTGTGGATGATCTGGATCCCAGCATTCGGGACACACCAACAGATCATAATTTTTACCCTTAATAATTTCCTTCTTTAAAGTTTTTAGAAGAAAACGCTGCCCACAGCGATCACATTCTGCAATTGCAATTTTGCCACTGGCAAAAGGACTACCCATTACATGCCCCCAATGAACTGCTGCCGGGGCACCAATCTTAAAGCTGCTCTCTCGCTGTCTTCACTTGCGGCCAATTGCCAAGCTTCATCGTACTGCGCTTTTAGCATAGGCATGCGCTCAAAACCCGACTGGATCTTGCCAGCGATGTAATAAGCTAAACCTGCCGCCATGCAGGGGATAAACCGGAATGGAACATCCATTACGTTAACACCCCCACCAGCGTCCTGTGTGCGGCGTAGACGCCAATAAATTAATTGGTAGGGCTGAGAGCCATCCGGTGTCGGCCAGACGGTTACAGCGGGCAGCTGCTGCCAGTAAACCGATGTTGCCGTCAAGTGTGTTGCAGCGGTCGTGTCTTGCTGACCCCGGAAGCAGTTATTAAGGGTATTCCCTGATATGTAGCCATAGTTGATGACTTCATTGTCAATCTTTATAAACCCAGCCGCAGGTAGGCCAAGGGTGGAGCTAAGCGTGATAGTGGTTGCGGTAGCGGTCAGTGCACCATTAAGAGTGATTACCGTTGGAGATGTTTGCCCATTGAAACGCTGTATCCAAATTTGAATTGGGCGGGCTTGTTGGATCTTGTTGGGAATCGTGGCATAGGTTGACACGCTGATCCGGGTGATTGACAAGTCTGCCTGTGTAGCCGCTGCGTTCCCGCCAGTGCGGATGACATGCTCCAACAAGTCAATGGTGTCTGTCGGTAGGGCGTATGTGTTCTGACCTTGCACCAAATTAATGGTGCCAGTATCGATAGTCCACATGTTAATGCCGCGATTAGCCCAGTCGGCAAACATGATGTTTAAGCTGCGTCGCGCGGTACGAAGGTCGTAACCTGTACGCAACTCTCCACCGGCGCGTTCAAACGCCTCTTCAACCAAATCAGTTAGGTCAAGGTTAAACGAGGAAGAGCCGGAAGTGTTTGCCATATTAAGTCATCTTTCCACGGGTTTTACCACGTTGAGCTATACCATCGGCACGGCTGGAAGCTGTAACTTTACCGCCTTTTGCTTTTTTTTCAACCATACCTTTAGGTAGCGGAGCCTCGTCTTGAACGGTGTAATCTCTTTCGCCCCTTTTAATAGCTTCGCGTTCAGCTGCGATAGATCGGCTGAGTCCCTTCCCTTTAGCTTCGTATTCTTTGGGCCCGGGGTATGAAATACCAGACTGATTTAGAAACGGAACTAAATTCATTGCACCTGTTGCATATGCCTTCAATTTTGTTGAAGTTTTGCCGTGTTCTTTTTCATCGTCCTCTAGCTTGCGCAAATCACTGATATCAGTTGCTTTACCCATTATCGAAACCCCGCTGTTTTTTTTGCAATCGTTTTGGGTTGAGCTACAAACTGTTTCCCGGCGGCTTTCCCGGCTCGCTTGGCTTTTGTCGTTGCAGCGTACTCCGAAGAGCTAAGAGATTGTATGGCTTTCTCAGGCAAGTACCGCTCCCCCGTCTTGGAAGACGGTTTACCAGACTTGGTGCGCCATTTTTGGTCGCCCCAGTCTTTAAGGGATTTTTGCGGTGCCTTCATATCAGTCTTTGTATCCGCCGCCAGCAGCCTTGTAGCGTTTAGCCATCAATTGACTTTTTCTGGCTGACCACTGACCTGCGCCTGTACCTTGAACTGCGGAAGCTTTAATGCTGTTGAAAATACGTTTACGGAGCTCAGGCTTTGTGTAGTTACCAGCTTCATTGACCTTGCCGCCTTCAGCCATTTGGACGGCTTTAGATTTGGGCACTTTCTTAGGGTTTATGGCCCCCATGCCACGGCTGGGCATCATGGTTACACCATCCGGCCTTTTGTGTGGCCCTTAGAGATGCAGCCATCCGCACGAGTAACACCACCAGACTTAAAGCGCTTACCCATTTCGGTTCGAGTAGTAGGCGCTTTCTCCGCTGCTTTTTCAGCTTTGCGGTCAGCCATCGTCTGCTTCATCGCGTCCGTAGGTGGCGCATCAGTGCCGCCAGAACGAGCTTCTTCTCTGGCTTTCTTTGCCAGAGCTTCTGCGTCAATTGCTGCTTGTTTTGAATCAGACATGATTAGTACATCTTTCCGCGAGTCTTGCCTTTGGTGGCAATACCGTCAGCACGTTTAGAAGCCGAAGAGGTCATGCCGCCGGAAGCCATCTTCTTGACTTTGCCGCCGCGCTTGAATGTTCCTTCCTGCTCGTCAATAGTTTTCTTGCCGCTGGTGAGGTAATCATCAACGCTTAGACCGGCTCGTTTTGCGCCTGCGTTCTGACGCTCCACCATTGACTGGCCACCATCACCAACACCGCCGCGCTTACCAATACCACCGGGAGCGCGTGCTGGGGTTGGCCCCGCGCTAACGGCACCGCGCTTACCAGCGCCGCCGGGGGCACGAGCCGGAGTTGGCCCACCAATTACGGGCGCTTTTACACTTGAAGCAGTGCGAGCTGGCATACCAACCCGAGGGCTGCTGCTCATGTCAGCAGGGGTGTCAAACCCACCCTCGCCCGCTACGGTGATGTCGTCATCTTTCCGAACGCGAGAGCCAATGACTCTTTCAGAATCATCTCGATCTGGGGCGGGTGTCTCTTTAGTTTCAGACTTGCCCGCGTCTGGAGTTTTGCCCTCGCCTTTTTTGTTGGCCATATAGGCAAGACCAGCCAGTGCGGCTAAACCTGCTAAACGCCCTGCTTTTTTGCTTGCCATGATGACTCCTTAAATTAGCAGGCTCTGCCGCCGCTCTTCATCTTGATCATTGTGCCCTTGGTCTTGCCTTTGACAGCAATACCATCAGGCTTAGAGCTGGTTTTAACAGCGCCCATCTTGGTCATGCCGCCAGAGGCCATCTTCTTCATACCCATTTCGGCTTTCTCGTGTTTGATCATGGATTTGGGTG